TATTCACTCTGAAGCAAAATAAAACAAATGTAACTGGTATTGCTACAAACCTTGGTATTGTAATGGTAAATGGAATACTACAAGGTGCAGGTCAGTTAAATGATTATCAATTATCGGAAGTTTCTGGAATTACATCTATAACATTTACAGGAACAGCATCATCTATCGCTAATGATGTTAACACTGCAACTGTTCCTACTGGTGGTATTATCATATCAGTTGCATCAAGTGAAGGATTAGGATATCAACCACTAGTATCTGCTGGTGCGACAATTCGTTTTGCCTCCTCTGGTATTGTTACAGCAGTCAGTATTGGTAATAGTGGATCTGGTTATAGGGTAAATCCAGGCTATGCTGGTTTATCATCAACAAGTTCAATCGGTGGTGTTGGAATAGCAACTGAGATTAGAGTTGGTGTTGCCTTTACAACTTCCACAGGAACACCTAATATTCAATTTATTGGAACTGCTGCAGTTACGAATGGTCGTGTTGTGAGTATTGCGATCACACAAACTGATCCCGTTCCTGGCTTTACTGGCGTTGGTTCATCCACATTTGAAGCAATCATAGATGCACCATTACCATATCAAGATATACCTCTCTGGTATGATAATGATGCAACACCTGGTGTTGGTGGATCTCAGGCAAGAGCAAATATTAGAGTCGGTGTTGCAACCACTGGTGGTCGTGTAATTGATTTTGAAATTACTAACACAGGATTTGGATATGGTGAGTCTCAGGTATTGACTGTTCCTACATTCGCAACTGCACCTGGTGAATCATATGCTGTTCCTGTCGAGCAAGTTCCTTTCAGACCTTTCCAATTAACACTACAAAAGGTTCATCATGACGAATTCAATATGTGGACAATGGGTGAGTTGCAGGCTCTTGATGATTTCTCAAGTCTATTCAATGGTTCTAGAAAAGCATTCCCACTCACAGTTGGTGGTGAGGCATTTGCCATACAAGCAAGAACTGGTTCAAACATAGTGGTGCAGAACACCATTATCATGACAATAAATGATGTATTACAAGTACCTGGTGAAGGTTATGAATTTAATGGTGGTGGAACGATAACATTTACTGAAGCACCAAATCCTGATGATTCCTTAAGAATATTCTTCTATAGAGGAACTGGTGGTGAAGACGTAAAAGATAGAGACATTGTAGAAACTGTTAAAGTTGGTGATGATTTACAAGTTGGATTTGATCCTGCTTACAATACAAGAACTTTCCTTGAGTTCCCAAGAGCAGTTCATGAGTTAAAATCATCAGATACAGTTGTAACGAATCAATATTATGGAAGAGGTATAGGTGATAGTGATACTGAAACCAGACCTGTTAAATGGTATAGACAACTTAACGACAGAATTATTGACGGTAAGATAGTTCGTAAAGATAGACCATTATATGAACCTAGTCTATTCCCAACCGCATATCTAATACAATCAGTAGGTGTTGGTCAAACAGAGATATTCATTGATAGTTGTAAACCATTCTTCAATCCTGAGAATGAAAACCCTTCAGACAGAAACTTCCAAAAAGATATTCAAATTGTTAATGCAAGTGCACAATATGAGTTCCTCGCTGGTGCTGCTGCAACTGCAGTCGTATCTATTGCTAATACAATACAACATTTTTCAATTACAGATGCTGGTGATGGATACACTTCTGTTCCTGAAGTTAGAATACAACAACCTATAAGTATTGGTGGAACCCCATTCGTAGGTATTGGAACCACTGCAACAGCAATTGCAACAGCAACAGTAACTAATGGATCTATATCTTCAATTACAGTAGGAATTAACTCTGGAATTGTTGGAACTGGTTATACGTCTGCTGCACCTCCTGTAGTTTTAATTGCACCACCTACATATGTTAGGGAAGAAAATACTGTTGATTTATATGAGGGAGACTTTGGTGTTATCACTAAAGTTGGTATAGTGACTAATCTCTCTGATTCAAATAATTCAAATAATGCTTCAGGGATTGGTATTGGAACTGGAATTGTATTTGACTTGTATATTCCAAAGGGTTCTACATTAAGAGATGAAAACATTAATAGCCCTGATGCTGTGACAAGAAGTGGATTGCAGACTGGATATTATTTCACAGTCAGCAATTCTAATATTGGTTCTGGTGTTACTGCGGTTTCTATGACTAGTTCCATTGGATATGTTGGTGTTGGAACCACTGCTCTAGACGGTATATATGAGGTTGCACATCATGTTGGAATAACAACCATCGGAATTGGCACTGATCAATCAGAAGAAGCAACAAGAGTATTCTGTAGAGTTCTAAGTTGGAATGGTTTACAGAACACTGTTGGTTACTCTACGGTGGGTCAGGGTCATAGCACCCGATACTTAGGTGACTTTAGTTGGGGTCGATTACAACTAACTGATAGACAAATAGCACAGGCATACACCGCTAATACTAATGATGGTGTTACTGGTATAAAAACAGGGCCACAGATTAAGAGGAAGATTGCTCTTAAGGCTCAAAACTATGTTGTCTAAATAAATAAAAAAAGTGTAAACAAAAGTTCATGTCGGCAATCATAACGGATCAAATAAGAATATTAAATGCAAAGAATTTCGTTGCTGGTGTATCAACTTCGACTAATTCTTACTATGCCTTTGTGGGTTTACCTAATCCAACAGCATATCAGACTGATTGGGATTCAAATCCTCCAGCACCAATTGATAACTTCAATAACATGAATGAGTATCATGATAGTATGATTGCTGTGAAAAGAGTAACAGCTGCAGATGTAAAACAAATTGTTCCTAAGTTAAGTTGGAATTCTGGAACAACATATGATTATTATAGACATGACTATAGTATTTCTAATGCTCCACCAAACTCTGGTGGAACATCGTTATACACTGCAAACTATTTTGTTGTTAACAGTGATTTTAGAGTTTATATTTGTCTACAAAATGGAACAACACCCGAAACACCTGATGGTAAACCATCTCTAGATGAACCAACTTTTACAGATTTAGAACCAAGAACACCAGGTACTTCTGGAGACGGATATATTTGGAAATACTTATATAGCATTAAACCAGCAGATTTAATTAAGTTTGATTCTACTGATTTTATGCCAGTTCCCGCAAATTGGGGTGACAATGCTGCAGATGCATCTGTGAAAAATAATGCTGTGGATGGTGGTATCAAAATTGTAGTTGTTAAAAATAGAGGAACTGGTATAGGAACTGCTAACCAAACTTATACTAGAGTTCCAATTAAAGGTGATGGATTTAACGCAGAATGCACTGTTGTTGTTAATAATGATGCACAAGTAGAGAGTGTCACGGTATCTAATGAAGGATTTGGATACACTTATGGTAATGTTGATTTAGCTGCTGGATCTATTCCAACACCAACTTCCCCACCCACTCTTGATGTAATTATCACACCACCAGGTGGTCATGGTGCAGACATTTATAGAGAATTAGGTGCAACTAATGCTTTGATGTATGCAAGAATTGAAAATGATGCTGAAAACCCAGATTTCATAACAGGTAATCAATTTGCTAGAATAGGTATTCTAGAAAATCCTAAAGCATTTAACTCTAACGAAATACTCACATTAGATAAAGCAAGTGCTGCATATGCTTTGAGATTAGCAGGAACTGGATATAGTTCTGTGACTTTCACTGCTGACAGTATAATAAAACAAACCACTGGAACGGGTGTTACTGCAGTTGGATATGTAATTAATTACGATCAAACCACTGGTGTTTTAAAATATTGGCAAGATAGAACAATCGCTGGTTTCAACACTGTAGGAACAGCACAAACAGCTGTCGATGCAATTTATGGATACAATACGACAAGATTTACTTCTGAACCAACTGCTGGTGGAAGTGTAACAATTGTCGGTGGTAGTTCTAATCTATCAATCAGCACTTCATTCTCAGGTCTTTCTACCACTCTAAATAATAGAACCTACTACCTTGGTCAATCATTTACCAAAGGAGTTTCTAATCCAGAAGTTGACAAATATTCTGGAAATATGATTTATGTTGATCACAGACCATCAATTACAAGATCTTCCAACCAAAAAGAA